GCACCTTCTTTAGCTGTATTGTAAACCGCTTGTCCAATATTCAACTGAGACACGCCAAAAACTGAGGATATTAATTCTTCTGATATGATGGCACGCTCACTATACTTGATCCGCTCCAAAATATTGGGGTGGTTTTGCAAACCTTGAAATGCCTCAAATCCAGTAATAACATTTGTAGGTTTCCGTCCTGAGTTTTGGAGTATTACAGTAGTAGCCGTTGCAACATCCCCGATTGGATCAGAGGTATTTGTTAAATTTGACCACTGGAGCGTAGACGTAAGACTATGGCCATTACTGAAGTTTGTACTTGTGAACAATGTATTTGCTGCCTGTAGCTCTTTGCGTAAAAGCACTTGCTCGGTCAAATGCTCTGTCGTATCTGCATCTGGCATTAATCCATCATCCGAATTTTCACGGTCACGATCGGACACTAAATCTCTTAAACTGTGACGCTCAAGTTCATAAGTGCTTGTAGACAATGCATATTCAGATTGATTAGCGGGTGATTTATTTGCACGCAAAGTTTCTGGTATAAGGAAATTATCCTTTCCAAAAACATAATATGCGTCTGTTTCCTTTTTAACGGGAACTTGGGGGAAAACCTTTCCCGCAATAAACATGCTTTGATCGTTCGAATATTTGACTGATAGGTTAGATAGAGGCGTATTGATTTGATGTAAGCCTCGTCCGCTTGCGTATGGCATATTATTTCACTCCTTTCTTTATGATGCGACCGTAGTCGTTATGGCACTAAGGAATTGAGGATTAATAAAAATCTCTCCAACGGTAGCCGTAGCTCCGCTGACTTCCCATGATTGGCCTAAAATAAAAGCTGATCCTGCGGTGGCATCTGATACAGTTCGTGCTTGAACACGTAACCGCCCATGGGCTGTTGTTGTCGCCACGTCAAAACTAACATAGTCGCCTGCTGCCGTTACTGTATTCGCACCTGAGAAAACCGCCTTGCTATTACCGAAAGAACGTAATCGGACACTCCCACTATTAGCACTTGCATAACCGCCCGACTGAATAATCCCCGCAAACTTTGAATAGTTTGTTGTGGTATTAATCAATGCTACGGTATTCGCTGCTGACCAATAACAAGCGTGATATTCAGCGGTTGATGTGGCAACACTAGTTGTTCCTGCAATCGCCGTGAAATCAAAGGGGCTTTGTGAATGTACTTGAGTCATTAGCTTTTCTCCTGACTAGACGCATAAGCCATACGAGCCGATGAATAATCTTTGGCATCTTTCACAGCTTGTGCGATTGCTTCCATTTTTTCATCATCATTTTTAGGTTGTGCATCCTTGGTATGTTCCTTAGTATCGATAATATCTGGACACGATTCAAAAAACTTAGTTACCGTATCAATCTCATCATCTTTACTATAGGTTTTAATTGCATCTTGCAATTTAAATAACTCCGCAACGAGTCCTTTTTGTGCGGGAAGAATCTTTTTATCATTAATTAAAGTGTCTACCTTCCCTACAATTTCTTTATCCTTTGCCTCTTTTTGTAATTTAGAATAATTTTTTTCTAAATCTTTTTGTTTTGCTTCTAAAGATTCTCGTGTTTCTTTTTCATTTTTAAATTGCTTTTCAAGTTGATCTTTTGTTTTTTCTAGTTCTGATTTGACACGGTTCGATTCATCAAGCCGTGCTTGCAGTTCTTCAACTGTTGGCATAAGTACACCTTCTTTCTGAACATCATTATGGATGTCAATTTCATAGACTCTTAGTTCAGTATCATCAATTTTTTGGGAATCTCTTTTATATAGGGCTTGGATATCTGCGAGTGTACCCACTGCCGGGGTGTCGCCTCCAAGTAACGCAATAGCTTTTAATGCTCTTTTATATATTTTACCATTACTGTTTTTTAAGTTCCAATATATTTCGCTAGATACTCGCTTATAGGCTTTATTTTTGATTAATTCATAAATTGTTTTAGGAACATCGACAATATCAGCGAATAATTTTGTGCCTTTAACATATATCTTATCGATCCATCCGGCGGATGGCATACCATCTTTAGCTAATAAAGTTTGATCCTCATTATGTCCCAGTTTTACGTAAGGCTTTAAAGTATCTTTTAATTCCGAAAAATTACGCTCAATATGTATCAAGTCTTCTTGGGTATATTTATCCCCATTGTGGTTACCTGTTTCAAATATTTCAACACCTTCGATTGATTTTAAATCAGTATTAAATTTGATTTCTCGATGGTCGCCTTTGCCTAGTTCGATCGTTCTGCTGAAGCCAGCAAAATGATGATCTAAGTCTTGATTAGAGTTTTGACAAGTTGTTTTATATTTTATATCTGACATATAGGATTCCTTTCTTATTTGATAATTTGAAAAATAGTAATAATGCCTGCAATCAAAAACCCTGCCCCATGAAACATATAAATATACCGTTCAAAGCATTGTTGTTTTTTTTGTATTTTATTCACTTTTGAGAATAGCCCCTCGTGTCCACCTGAACTACCGTTAAGACTTTGTTTAATAAGTAAAACATCAGTATAAATACAATTTATTTTATTAATGGACTCGTTAATTGTTGTCTTCATTCTATTTCCTTTGCGATTCTTACCGCTGGACTAGGCATTTGACTGCCCTACAAAAAATCCGCCAGGTTCTTTCTTGAATCTATCACCAAATGTGCGTGATTCTTGGAATCTTCCATCCTTAAAAAACTGGTTATTCTCGTCCTTGGTCGCCCCTAAAATTTCACCATCTTCAAATTCAATATTTGTAATAGGTATAAGTGTTGATCGGCATTGAAAATGATTAGGCGGCTCAATATCCGATAAGTATGGATTATCTGCCCGATATATTTTACCGTCATGGGTTGTGCAAAAATCGCTAGTTCGTGTATCAATGATTGCTGAGTATTGATAAGCAACTATATCACCTGATTTTTCGAATGGTTTAAAATAAGCCTGTTTTGTTTGGTTATAGGCTTTTAAACTATTCGTACGGACGATTATTTCAAGCCTACGCCCATTAAATGACGGGTCATAATCTGAAAATATATTTTTTAGTTGGTTTATGGCCTCGTTTAGTGATAGTCCTTGTATAACGGTATTCTTTAAGGCTAGCTTTGCCTGAGCTAGAATATCATCATTGACCTTATCCGTGATGAATACGGGTTGCTTGTTTAGGATTTCATCAATAATTGTTTCAAGATCAATATTGATTAGCTTTCTTGTAGAAAATAAATCTTTGGCATCAATTAGCCCCTGATCGTGGAAATCTCTTAGCATTGATTTAATGCTCATCTTAAAATTATTGGTTCCCTTGAGTTTTAAATTATCAATTTTATCTAATCGTTTATTTTCAATAAATCGTCCTTTTTCTATTGCATTGATTAATGATTCTCTAATAGTGGCAATCGCCCCGCCTAATATTTGAAGATACTTGTTTTCTAAATTTTCAAGTCTATTAACAACTTTCTCAAAATTTACACGACGTTCTGCAATTACTGGGGGGCGTGGAAGCCCCCGTGCCATTTGCTTTTCTTGGCTTTGCGTATCTTCTTTAATATCTTCGGTTTCGGTAACTGGTGCATTTTTTGCACTAGTTGCCGGATTTGAATCGGGCATAAATTGTGGGGGGATATTTCGTTTAAATTCTACATCCCCTTCTGGGGCATTAAGCGTACGCCTAGCCCAATTAATTTCCTCATCCGTTGGTTGATAACCAGTACCTTTAACTAACTCAATCCAAGTTTTTAACATATCAACTCTGGCCTCCATATTTATGGGATTAAATGTAAACTTAGGCATTGGCATATCCCCTAACATCCAATTAAATTTAATGAGCGGATGGATGATATTTCGATTAATAATCCGTGTTAATGAATCTCTGATATCCTCAATAATCATATAAAACAAATCGAAGTGATTTTTACCTAATGCAAAAGCCCCGCCACTAGTTTCTGAACCGCCTACCCCGATTAGATCGGGAACGCCCATAGACCGAGCGATCATCATATTATATTTATCTATTGCCGATTCATAGCCAGCACTTCCACTCCTAGCGGTTTCTAATAATTCGATTTCAACTTCTTTAGGGATACGGATTGAGGTGCTGGTTTGTATTCGTTTTAGAGCTTTATCCAACGCCTCTTTTTCGTCTTGATTTGCTGTACCTGAGTCATATCTCCCTATGGCTGTAGGTGACCCCCATTTTTCTAAAAATATATTCCAAAATTTGATAATAATGTCTTTTGACCACCAAGCACGATAAGCCGAATCTAAGTCACTACGTCCATACCAGTTGCCGAACTCCATTTGAAACGGGAATATAATCACTTTCGATGGGTCGATTGTAATAATACCTAGCTGTGTATCCTGTTCTAATTTTTCGATATTCCCGATATCGTCCGTAAATATCCTGAATGAGTGTGGTGGTCTAGTCTTTAGGTATTTGAGTTTGATTTTATTGTCATCAATTTTCCAGACGGGCTCAGTGATTGATATCCCGTAATCCAAATTAGATAACATTTCCCTGAGTGATTGTTCAAACCCTATTTCTATATCATCATTTAAATATTTTAAAATTGAATCCCTTATTTCCGTATGAACTGGAATCTGATCATCAATCGTGATGTCCCATCCTGAACTAAGAACCATACTTTTTTTAATTGATAGAATGGATTTTATTTGATCGTCACGCCTCATCTCATCATAGATGTCATAATTTCCTTTTTTTTGGTATAAACGGTCGGGATTGTAGGGATAGAATTGTGATGGCTCGTACATTGGTGATCGTATAGTCGTTATTTCGGCTGTGTCTAATGACTTAAAATCATCTTTTAAATACTTGATTTTAGGGGCTTGTTTAAACCCTATATTTTTTCTAGCCATCACCAGCCCCTCATAGATAAACGATCATCACCCACGGAAATATCCAGTTCCGTCAATTTTGTGGCCCCAGATACCAACCAGTTAAAAAGAGCAAGGCTGATAACACAATCATCATGAAACCCAAGCGGTGCGTTTGTTTTAATGTTTCCGGCTGTCGATACAGTGTATTCATAAGCATCTAGCTCCAAAAGTAACTGTTTATACGGTGGATATGAAATAGACTCATTCTCCGTAGAAACGATTAGTTTATTTATAAGTTCTCTTTTGGAATTATGTGTAAAGTGATACCCATCTACGGGTATCCTCATTCTTTTTAGGTCTTCAAAAATAGGATCGCCCACCCCTGTAGAATCCATGAGGATTTTACATCTCCCATAATCCTTACTTAAATTATACACTATTTCCTTTTGTATGTTCCAGTCCAGTTGATTCAATCTCTCGATATGTACGACTTCACCTTCAACGGTTCCTATGGTCATAACGGTATAATCATTAACCTTTGCTAAGTCTAGTCCTGCAATATATTTTTTTTTAGGGCTATATTTTTGGAATGAACCCTTGGCACATATCCGGGATTTCCGGAATACTGAACCTCCTGAATCTACAAATTTAGCATATATTTCTTGTTCAATTACGTGTTCCGGCAACTGTTTTACAAGTTCATCAATAACGTGTTTTTGTAATGTACCCCCATTTTCTATCGTATTGTCATAAGTCGAAGCGGTTACGGTACACCATTCCGGTTTGGTTTTATCTAATCCGTTTAAATAGAATTTATAATATAGGTTCTTACCTTTAGGTGTTCCAATAAATAGCACGGGGCAATCGTGATCTAGTGTCGTAGGGGCTAAACTATTTTCCCATACTTCTGGATTTTTTAACGATATTCCGCTTTCATCCATTACCAATGACATAAAGCTAAACCCTTCAATTAAGTCTGGACGGTCTAGACTAAAGAACTGAACACGTGAAAAAAATGTAATTTCGCTCCCTTTTTTTTGGGGAAATATATCGATATAGAGTTCAGATTTATTTGCGGTATGGGCTATATTATTTAGTTTTAAAAACCTGAGTGTCTTATAGTATCCAAGTTTGGATTGCCTGAACGTGGGAGCAACCCAAGCATGGGGGTTGTCCTCGTCCGTTTCCTTTTGTAGGGCGTGTTTAATTGTCTGAAATCGGACAGCAAGTTCACCTTTACCAAACCGCCTACCAGCAACAATAACAATATATTTGTTATTGAGATCAAAAAACTCCATTTGCTTACTAGTGAGTACATTAGTTACTTTTATTTCTTGCATTTAAACGCTTAGGTTTATTCTTAATTTGATTATATGGCTTTGTCTCTATAGTTAATTTAATGGGCTGGTCTGAACTATGTTGTTGTTCTACTTTCTCAACATAGCCACGTTTACGGCCTTTAGTTTTCAATAAAAATGTAATGGCCGTACGATCCCCAGAAGCGATTAGCTTCCCTAGTTCAAACTCTGCAATATCTAATAATTTATTTTGGGATTCTTCGATCGCATCTTTTAACTCTTGGTTCCTTTGAATACGCTTATAAATATTCGCTCGTTCAACTTTGAATCCTTTCGCCTCTAAAAGTTTGACCGCCGGATGGATAACCCCATAAGATTTTATTAACGCATTTTTCAAAACTTTAAGCGGTATTTTAGTCATATATGTCGATCTACGTCATTTTAAGTATAGATTTAAACCAATCAATGACTTGTTTTTCGTTAAAAGTCACTGTAAATGTCAATAAAAACGCACAAATCCAGTAAATACCCTTAAAAATATGGCCGTTTACAAAATATACAATTGCACTCATTGCACTTAATGTCATTAGTAATACTGGAAATAGCCATATTGGTATATTAGTCATTTTATAAATCCATAATAACGCATCATTTCTTCTAAGTCCTTATATGTTCCAATCCCTGCGATACAATCATTATCTTTTGCATTTTTTATAAATTCCGTTTGCTTATCTGTAGGCTTCCCGCCTTCTCGTTTGACCTCCCAAAATATTGCCTGTCCAAAATTGGTGTATCCGCTTATGTCGGGATAGCCTGGCTCATTGAACCGTATAAAACGTGATGATCCATCACGATTCTCAATTTTCACGGCTCCTGTGTTGCTTCTGAATACCGTAAAGCCTATGCGTGATAATAGGTCTAGGCATGCTTGTTGCTCCTGTTTTTCTGATAGGGTCGTTCTAGTTTTCATAGTGGTATATTTCTTGATAAGATGCTGTGGGCTTCTGTATTGCCACATTCAATACATAGTATCTCGTCAAACTTTAGAAATACAAAAAACATCCCGTATTTATCTGCATTTTTACATCTTGTACACTTTGTTTTTTCGTTAATTATTGCTTCTTTCATTCACAAACAACTCCTTTTTAGCTTTTGATTTCAAATGGTTCTCCGTTTCGTTTCACTGAATATGGCCGATCATTATTTTTGCAATAATCGATATATCGCTTCACAATTACATCGCAGTATATGGGGTCTAATTCCATCCCATAGCATTTACGGCTTGTTTTTTCGCATGCTATTAAGGTTGATCCAGAACCAAGAAATAAATCCAATACAGTTTTTGGTTCACCATAATTTTCAAAACACCATTCTGCTAATGCGATTGGCTTTTGTGTGGGATGAACTCTTTGTCCTTTTTCGCCTTTCCTAATTAACCCCATCCACATTTGCCTATACATATTTGCTTTTATATCTTTATTTGTCCAAGCCATTTCAAAATCAGAAAATTTATCATTCCAATCTTTTTCTTTTTTATCCCATACAATCCAACCTCTTGATGGTGGTAAGAAATCTGTCATATAGTTGCCACCCCAAAAAACAATGCTCTCCAAATCTTTTATTAATAAATAACTTTGTTTTGCAGTATCAGTCGAATTATCTCCAATTATTGATTCATATTTATTTGCTTCCACAAAGCCTCTTCCTCCAACAGATTTACTTCCTCCAACAACTTTAATTCCATAAGGTGGATCAGTAAAAACCATATCGGCCTTCTCCCCATCCATTAACTTTTCAACATCGTCAATCATGGTAGAATCACCACACAACAAACGATGATTACCAAGCTCGTACAAGTCACCCATTACGGTGATTGGTTCTTTGGGTGTTTCTGGCACATCATCACCCCCCTGAGTTTCATCATCATGATCTACAGTAAAATTAATCTCCTCAAATCCCCAATCGATAAGGTCCTCTTTATTAAATTCCATTTCCAGCATATCCCAATCCCAATCGCCGACATTCTTATTTAACCTTACGTTTAGTTCCCGCTCTTTTTTTAGAGGCAAATCAACATATACGCAAGGAATAAGACCCTGCCCCATTTCAGACCAGACCTTAACCCTTTGATGCCCCCCAATGATAATATTTTTTCTGTCTTTGTTTTTATTCACAATAATAGGGTCAACCATCCCAAATTCTTTAATTGATTTCATTATTTGTTTTTTTGCATCATCACTTAACGATCGAGGGTTATACTCTGCTGGCTTCAATTCATCTACATGAACAATCTCAATTTTCATTAGCCCAAATATTAGCATAGTTTAACCCTATTAAATCTCTAGGTGCATGTCCTTTTTCATGAAATGGGACATCTTTTCTCTGGGGATTAACAGCGATTAATTTTTTGCACCATTCGATAGATTCTTGGTATTTTCCTTGGATATTATATATTTCTGCTATTGTAAAATAGGAAATAAAACAGTTTGGTGACATTTCTATAGCCTTTAAATGCCATTTTATAGAGTTTTCGTAATCGTTGGATTTCATATAAAGATCGCCTAAATGAATCACGGCCTCGGTATGGCTTGGGTCAATTTCTAGGGCTTTATTAAAACACTCTAATTGGGCTTTAAAGTTTTTTTTGTATTCTGTTAATGCTTTAGCTACCCATATTTCGGGATTAATTTCATAAGCCTCTAAGCTCTCATTGAATTTTCTAGCCCTCATAAATTCTAGAGCCTTTTTAGTCCGGCTAATTTCTTCAATGATTTTCTTGGGATCATCTTTGCGTATATCTTTGATGTCTATAGATTCATCTTGTTTCAAAATAAACATGTGACCATACATTGTATTCACATATTTTTCTGATCGAAACCCTGCGAGTTTGAACGTATTATCAATATGCCGACGTGAAAAACAGTTAATATGATGTGGTACAAATAGATTCTCAAAATGCCCCACACGTTTTTCACTATCTAAAAGCCCATCAAACCATAGGGGAACCATTACATACATCTTACCATCTGGCTTCAAATATTTTTTAAAGCCTTTCATTTTCTCTACTGGATCAAGTAAATGTTCAAGAACCGCAAAACAAATAATTAGGTCATATTTTTTGTTGTCCGTTTTTTTAGCTAATTCATCCATAGTCGCAACTTCGTGTATATCAAGCCCAAATTCCCCACGCCCATAACTCGCATGTGATCCATTGAGCTCAATACCTGTGACATCTTTATGCCCAAATTCTTCACGGCACATGTTGAGTACATATCCAGTGGAACAACCAAAATCTAAAATTGATAGGTTCTTTTTTTCTCTTAAAATATCATTTAACATTCGGCGGTGATATGATAGCTTATTTAGCTTTGTCCGATCATCGTTTGAACCTGAAAAGCTGCGGCTTTTATTATGTTTGTGATTTTTATACATATCAATTAAATATTTATTATCAACTAAATAAGTCACAAACCCACAGCAGTTACATATTACAAAATTTTCTTTTTTTGTTCGTAAATAATCTAAATCCGTCCAATCATTTTCCTTGCATATTGAGCATGTCACATCTGTTTTTATTTTAGACATATTAAATTTCTTTCTTAAGTCGTTGTATTTTTGTTAAAACCGAATCTCGTTGTTCATTGGTTTTAAAGTCCCAATATTTAATATTCCCAAGTGTTGCCTGGTGAGTTGATGAGAATCGTATCCGATAGAATGTAACACCGTCACGCTCAATATCAATAGCATCACACTTAGTATATGATCTTGAATCGATATCATGCTGGCCCTCCTGCTTTAAAATGCCCCTATTAAACGTTATTTGTTGATCCATATTTTCATCCTTTCCAAATTTTCAAATATACTGTTAAATTCAGCATAATCCAGTTGTTGATCTGCATCAGATAGGGCGTTTGATGGGTCGGGGTGAACTTCAATCATATATCCATCGGGTTTAAATATATTTGCAGCCTCTAAGATTGACGGCACATATTTAGAATGACAAGCTGAATGGGACACGTCGTAAATAATCGGGTGACTGGTTAGTTCACGTAGCCGTGGGATATCGGTAAAGTCTGGAAAAAAACGTTGCTCATGTGAGTGTAATGTTTGTATACCACGCAATACTAGGCTCACATTCTCATTTTTCAGATATGTGCTGTGGTTTACAAAGTCTTGAAGTGATGAACTGAAATGACGTTTAAATATCACAGGTTTATGTCTAAACTTTTCAGAGACTTGTTTTAATAAATCTGTGTTATACATATTACGTGATCCGATTTGAATAACATCAATATAATTTTCTATAAAATCTTCAATCCCGTGAGTCGTTAGAATTTCACAGACAAATTTAAAATCCCATTCTTCTTTGGTCTGTCGTATCCAGTCCATTGCTTCATTTGTTCCTTGGAATGAGTTTGAGGTGCTTCGATACTTCCAAATCCCACCACGAATATACTCAATATCATATAATTTTAGTTGGTTGATAATTCCAAATAACTGGCTCTGAGACTCAATACTACACGGGCCAACAATTATCATGGGGTTTCCTTTGGCTCCCAATCATGTAATGACCGTATTGATAGGTTCCGATCCCAAACATTGCGTAAAAATTCAAGGTCAATATTTTGTTTTGCTGAGTCCCATATAATCGCTCGAATATCTTTAGGTAAACATCGGCCGCCAAATCCATAATCGCCATCATGTCCGGGGACTTTGTAATGACTAGACCCCATTCGTTTATCATAATGAAATATTTCCATGACTTCATCCCATCTTAATTCACTGCTCCCCGTTATGGATTTAAACAGTTTAAAAAAATCATTCATGAAAATTACCTTGGTGGCTAGGAATGAATTCTCCATATATTTGATAAACGATGCCTCAATCTCAGTGCATAAGCCTACAGGGCATTCATTGTTACAAATACTATATTTTTCGTAGAGGGCGAGAACCTCATTACAATATTTAGTCTCCCCACCCAATATAAATAATTTTTGATTCACAAATTGACGGGGGCCGTCCTTATCACTTAAATACTCGGGGCTAATTATCAAATGGATATTTTTTTTTGTTTTTACCCATTGTTTGACAATCGATGGAATGACCGCACTTTTAACGATAACAATCGTTTTCATATTTGAAGCCCGATCCTTATTTAGTCTATTAAGATCATTGATAACTTGGGATATATTTGTACCATCAAATTCCCCATTTTGTTTGGATGGTGTAGAAACAGACACAAATATATATCGGCATTGATCAACCATTTTTTCTAATGCCATTGAGAATCTTGGAAATTTAGGGTCATTAATAAAAATCGTGCATTTAGACCTAAACCCTTCCGCTATCGCTTTCCCTACAAATCCATGTCCGACAATACCTATATTCATTAAAATACTCGCTTTATGTTTGTAGCATTTTTACCAGAAAACCTACTACGTATGCTTAACAAGGCCTCTTTAAATTCATGTTTGATTCCTGGATCATTTTTAATTATAAATCGTGCGATCCGCTCTATTTCCGTTATGCGTTTTTGTAAACATTGGACTAATCGGTCTGGAAAGTCACGGCTATATCCTCTATTAATTTCACCATAAGCATCCGCAAGATCAAGCAGTCGTTTGATTTTAGCTCCACGGCTACTCTCATTATTTACGACTTTCATAATGTCATTCCAGTCTAAGGTTAGCAGTTTATTATTGGGGCAGTTTACGGGGATGATCAAGCTCATTTTTCGATTTCTTCTTTAATTTTTTTGCGTTCATCTAAATTTTTAGACGACATATTTTTTGAGTGAACACGTTTAAACCATAAGGGTTGTTTTAAATAATCAATTTTATAAGCGTTTATAAATCTTAAGAAAAAATCATAGGACTCATATCCTTTTAGGATTTCATTATATTTAAAATCTTCCCACGATCGTTTTTTAATTAAGCATCCAGTAGGATGATGATTTTCATTTTCAAATGGGGGACTATGTTCATTTATCACATGCATATTTTCGTTAGATTCAAAATATCCAGGATATACAGCATCAATATGGGGGCGTTCTTCTAAAAAATTAACTAGATTCATCACCGCATCTTCTTTTAATTTGTCATCTGCATCAATTCTTAAAATATAGGTTCCATTCGACATTGATATTGCTTTATTACACGTTTTAGGCAATCCAATATTTTCAGAATTAAAAATGATTTTTATAGGCGACAGCGGATAAATATACTTATTAAGAACCTTGAATGATGAATCCGTACTGGCATCATCGATAACAATAATTTCAATATCTCTATAAGTTTGATTGATTGCACTTTGTATTGCATTATCCAAATATTTAGCATAATTATAGTTAGGTATATAGATCGTAACTTTGGGTGATTTATTAATTTCTGCGATGGATGGATTACGCTTAAAATGATGAATAATATCCAATGACCTTATTTTTGAAAATGGGAATGGTAACTGATCGGATAATAATTTTAGAACCGTATAATCATTAGGGGTATCTAGTGATACACGTGCTGGGTAATGATACTCATAATTAGGGATATATTGATCGTAATTAAATCGACTATTTCTAAAATAATTAGATATCCCCTCAAATTTTGCATCGGCATGTAATTTCCTAGCTTTTTTTAAAGATTCTAGCTTAAATATCTCTGATCCACATCCTTCTGGAATTAATGATGTATATGTATAATCTAAGTTTGTTTTTAAATGATATTTAACCATCCGTGTCATAATTTTAGTATCAATTACAATATCATCGTGGGTTACTCGAATGACATTTTTAAAATTAAATTTTTCAGATACCTCAATCATTCGGTATAATGGGTCATCATTAAATCCACGGTAAACATCTATCCCTGATGATTCAATAATATCTGATAGAATATCATCTTCTTTTAAATCGGGAATACACGCCACAATTTTAAATTCTGTACGTGATAATCGTTCAATTAAATGTAATATGGTGGGCTTTCGCTTAATGGGCAATAATGCTTTTTTAGGTAAACGCTTTGATCCCATCCTTGCCAATAAACAAATGCCTACACTATTCACTTAAAATTCCCCGTTTTTTAGGGCAATCGCCATTTCTAAATCTTCTTTGCTATCAACTTCTATATGATGATGTGGTATTAGATAATCACAATGTTTTTTACCCATTCCCCAAGTACCGGATTTTGAATTAATCAAAGTATCATAGTCCCATATTTTAGCGACTGAGCAGGATTTAAAATTATCATTCCCGTGTCGTCTTGATTGCTTATATTCCCAATTAACAGAGCTATTAATTTTTTGTACTTGGAATAACGTATTGTATTGAAAAACTAAAAATTCATTAATATATTCATCTAAATCTTTTGCGGTTGTTAGCGGCTTATTTGCTTGTACTTGGATAAATATATCCCCATCTTCGCCTATTTCACATGCGGCATGCTTCATGACATCAAGTAGCTCAACATCCCCATGTAATTCTAGTGGACGATTTATACGGACTAAATTAGGATGAGGGAAGAATGGTTTAATTTGTCTATAGGCATGATCAAAATTCGTGGATATATACACCTTATCGATAAAGGAAGCATCCATGCATGCGTGTATTGCCCAATAAAACATGGGTTTACCACAAACATCTAAAAATTCCTTTCGTTTTAATTGACGAGATTGGGCTTGTATGGGGACAATGGCTCTAATCATCGTCATTCTCGAATAGGGTTTTAACAACAATCTTAATAGTTTCATTGTGTGAACTAATACATAAGTTCAAATAACCCTGGATCGTATCAAATGCATGAGAAACTACGCATGGGACATCATCTTTATTCATAATGGATTCATACACCCCATCAATACATGCTAGTTGTGATTCTAGATCGGCTTTATGTGCCTTTAGCTTTAATATTGTATTATCTCGATTTTGGACCAGTTTTTTTTCTCTAGACATGGGATAGCTCCGTTTGATCTTCAATAATGTAAGCGGATGAGCTCACACAACTCCTACACGCACTCGATCTAAATTTTAAGGTTCGTTGTTGATTTCTGAGCGATCGGTATAAATAGGATTTCCAAACTTGTTTTATCTTATGAACATTTAATTGGCCATCCGAATCCTTGAGACTTCCCATGTCAAGCTCGCCATCATTCCAAGATACACAACACGGTTTTACCATCAAATCCCAGGATATAATCATTCGCCAAAAGGGGAAATTACAGTTTTTTCGTTTTTTGCCGTCCAGCCTCATGTAAGTATACCCGCCCGTTTTTGTTCGCTCTGTAAGCCGATCGGGTGAAAATATAATATGGTTTTGATTGCAGAAATCGATTAGTTTATCATCTGGTGTCGATGATTGAATCTCTGTATGAACACCGTTCTCTTTAAAAAAAAGAACGTGATCCAATATCTTAGGATTATTCTGATTATTGGAATGATAGCGATCCAATGAAAATGATATCCATTCAATAGAGTCTATAATATCCTCACGATTATTTAATGGGAATGAGCCATTGGTATTCATCATAGTGAATAACCCCTTGCGTTTTGCGAATGACAGGACACGTGGTAAATCGGGGTTAATTGTAGGCTCCCCACGCCAAAATGGTTTTATTGACTTCGTTCCTTGTGAAGAGCAATATTCAATGATTTCAAGGGCATTTAAAGCTGTCATGCGGCCTTGTTTAAACCCTTGATCGTTCTTTGGCATCGATTGTGGACACATCGCACATGAAAAATTACATCTAGAATTAATCTCCAAATCAAGATGTAACGGAAATTTCGGCGTACTCTCATAGGTATGCCCGTTAAAAAAAAAACTCTTTCAATAATTTCTCCCAAAATTTTTCCCGCAAAGGTTCCCATAACCATTGCTTTAAATTAAATATATATCTTAATCTATTTTTTAACAAGATATTTTTTTAATATAAATATTTAACAAATATTTAATTGTAAAAAATACAATTACTAGGGTTGTAAAAAATGCTATTGAAAATTTGAAATAGATAGTTTATTTTGGAGTATAACTTCTTTTATAGATTATCCCCATCTTTAAAAGAAGAAACCCCACGCCGTAGATGATGTGGGGTTTCCGAAAACTCGTTGATTTAATTCTAGATAATCTTCTGAATTTTTTCAACTTTTATTTTTATTGTCAAAAGAGTTGTATTAAATATCACGCCCCCCACTCACTTAAACGGTGGCGTTGAATAACGGGAGATTATAAATGGAATTGGCACAACAAAATTGCGATTTTTCAAGTACATACAAAACAAGAATTAGCCCTTACGTAAAAGTTGACATTAATATTCCTGAACTAGAAAATCTATCGCCCAAATCACAACAGGTATTCTATGTATTAGGTAGATTCATAAAAACTATAAATAGCAATATTTCGTCTTTCACATACTCAGAACTCAAAGAGAAATCTAATATTGGATCAAATCATACGATTTCAATCGCATTGAAAGAACTTTCTAAAAATGGGCTTATACAGAAAATTCCCGGTACAAAAAATAACAAGTCCCTATATTATGTCAAAGGTGTTTTTAATGGGAAGGTTCAGTTGGATTTAGGTTGTGCATTAACTGCACAACCTAAATCCAAGCCTCGCACATGCGTATATAAAGTACCTGTTAGTATAAATACAAATACTAAATACAAAGAAGAACAACATGAGAAAAAAACCAATGTTGTTTTTCTTTTGAATACTTTGAAAGGAACGCAATTCGAAAATGTTCCAGCAAAAAAAATTAATGAGTTCATCAAAAAAACAAGTGAAAAGCGGGTAATTGATTGCTTGAAGTGTCTAAAAAAAATCTATCAAAAACCTGGATCAGCTAAAAACCCAGTCGGATTACTCACTTATGCCGTATTTAACCCGAATTTCCAGTTAATCACGCCAGGTGAAGAGCTTAAAATTAAAAAAGAGGCCGAGCATAAAAAAACAATGGAAATTTTAGAAAAAGAAAGAGATGATGAAGATGAAAAAATACAAAGTGAGCAAGAAAAACAATCAAATATGTACAAGGAAATCAAAGAGAAATCACCGGATATTATCATTGAGGCAACGGATATTATTGATCGACGATTCAAAAACAAACAGATAATTCCGGGGATGCGGAGTACAATGATTGAAGATGAGGCAATAAAAATTTATAAAAAGAGGTTTGAAAATGAAAAATTGGGGCTTAATGTCATTGTGGACGACCTTCATAATTTATCACATAGGACTTGTTTATCTGTTGGGTAGGTTCGTTTATAACCAATTAAATGATGGCGATGATAATCGATGAATTATGGGTCACTCGGGTCGCTATTATAGTTACTGCGTATCTTTACTCAATAGTTGAGTATTTTTAGGAGATAAACTATCTATGCGGAAGTCTTGGACTTTTCTTTTGGTACAGCCCTGTATTGAGCAGACTGGATTTCCTCTATTTTATAGTTTCTTTGTAACCACGCATTTAGAGAATGGAATGGGATATTTAAAGCCCTAGAGGTTGCCCTTAGTGAAAGCCCATTGTTTATATTATTAATTATATTTTCAATAACATAATTATATTTTTTTTTAGCTGCCATACATACATGTTACCAATGTATACGTTTAAATTCAATATTACCAATGTTTATTATATTAATATAATTCAATATGACATCAAATGCAAACACTGTTAATATATAAACATAGAGTTCAGAAGGCTCTAGAATTAAAGGGGACAACGAATCATAATTTTTAGGTCGAAACGGATTGTTGAAATTACAACGAAAGGGGCAAGCTATGTCAAAAACCAAGTATGTAAAAAAAGATATCACAAAACTTTACGAGCTATTTGTTAAGACTGCAAATAAATTGAAAGGAGATGACAGAATATACACTGGTAAAGAGGTACGGATTATTTTTGACAAGATTGAATCAGAATATTTTAAAGGGAGTAAACAATATGGTTAAATATTTAGTTATGGGAGCCAATGCGGGGAAAACAAGGTGGCTCCCATCAGGGGTCGATCGGGATAACCGACAGAACTATTTTTTTAGCATCCAACCAAAGAAACTAATTTAAGGAGTTCCAATGAATATAATAACAAAAAATAAAAGAGACAACAAACATAAAATTAGCCATAATAATATTGACTGCTTTAACGTTGACCAATTTAACAAATCACAAAAAGAGAGTCAAAGAATAACTAATGATGAAAAAAGGCAACAACTGGTCTTTGATTTCATTAATGAGATATCAAGCTTACAACTAAAAGAGAACCCCGAAAGTAATTCTATGGTAGCCAGTCCATATCAAACTGAAAAAGAGTTTGATTATGATCGTGAATATTTTGAATCTAAGTTAGATCAAGAACTAGAGGCTCGTTCATTTGATGAGGAATATTGTTATGAGTAAATTTTCAAAAGAGAGTTTTAATAAGTCACTCGGCTATTCTAAAGATGCATTCTCGTATGTTGAGAATATCTTAAAGTTAAAAGAGTTGTTATCCAAGATTCAATCGAATTTAGATGAGGATTTAAGAAATAAGCTAACACCTATCCGAATTTTTATTGGTTCTATAGATGGAGGAAGTAATGGCAGTAATGAATGTATACCAGTTAAATAATACACCAACGAAAAACGAAAAGATTATTAATCGATTTATCACATTACAAAAATATTTTTTACAAATATTACCTGCATATGACGAAGCCAAAAAATCAGCAATTAATATATTAGAAGGGGTGAAATCAATGGATATTCGTAGTCAATTAGTAAGGGTTGAAGACAAAATAGTATTTGATGAGAAACGATTTAAGAAAGATTGCCCCGGACTTTATAAGGATTATATCAATATTGAGAAGCGAATTGTTATTAAAAATAAGGAGGAAGGTAATGGATAAGCTGGCTCCCGTAAATATAAAAACTGAAAGAGGCGAAAATCTTAGTTTAAGTATTGAAGATATAAAAAAATATATTTGCCCAGAAGCCGATGATAAGGAATGTAAATTTTTTCTTGAATTATGTCGGGCAAGGAATTTAAACCCATTTATTGGGGAAGCACATTTTATAAAATATGGAGGGAAGGCACAAATGATCGTGGGAAAGGATGTGTTTACGAAACGAGCAAGTCAACATCCAGACTTCACTGGGCTTAAGGCCGGTATTATCATAAAAAAACAGGACAATAGTATTGAAGAGCGTGACGGGTCTTTTTATATCGATGGATTAGAAACGGTTGTAGGCGGATGGGCTGAGGTCTATCGCAAAAAAAACGAGCCTTACAAGCACACTGTATCTCTACATGAGTATATCCAAAAGACAAAGGATGGGGCCACAACCAAAATGTGGAGTGCTAAAGTTGCTACGATGATCCGTAAGGTTGCACTAGTACAAACACTAAGAGAGGCATTCCCAGAATCATTTGGGGGGATGTATGATAGAGCGGAGTTCGGTGAATTAGATAAAAATCAAAAAATCGAAAAAATTGAACATGAAAATTTTGATGGATATATTATACAAAATGGGGAATATAAAGGTAAAACAATTAAAGATATATCTGATACCAAATATCTTAACATTGTTATTGAACATCCCATGACCCCAGAAGGCTTGGCTAACGTGTGCAAGGTAAGGAAATTAGAGGTTGAGCAAACTGGTTAAAAATCAAAGATGAAGAGGTTAAACAATGAAATACAAAAGAAAAGAAAAATACAAGACATTAGAGGCTCAACTTGCAGCCGTTAAGCAGAGTGGCTTTGCAATAGAGCATATCCATAATCCATCAGAGGAAGTTCAACTTAAAGTGGTTAAGCAGCATTACCTTGCAATAAAGCATATCCATAACCCATCAGAGGAGGTTCAACTTGCAGCAGTTAAGAATAATGGATTTGCAATAGAGCATATCCATAACCCATCAGAGGAAGTTATTGACTTTTTGAAAAATAAACACATTGAGATTTTTGATGAATACTTTGAGGAGGTGAAGTGATTATGAAATACAAAAGAAAAGAAAAGTACAAGAAATTAGAGGTTGAGCAAACTGGTTAAAAATCAAAGATGAAGAGGTTAAACAATGAAAAAAATAAACCCTATAAAAAAACATATTCCAAAAGACCCCCTAATGGCTATGGCCTGGCACGGGTTTATTTCATTTTCAATAGGGAGTTCAGAAATAATGAGCCATTTTAGAAAGGATACGGGTAATACTTATGAACCCGCTAAAACGCCTATAGATCAAATGGTTGATGATGCCACAGGCCATTCAGCTGACTTCTTAGACCAGTTTCTAGGATGGTTAAATAAAAACTATTGGGGATTAGATTTCGTCAAATCGGTTTGGAAACTCAGTATGTATAAAGATTTTAAACCGGTCGACTTCGACCGGTTTAGAAAATAGTTAAGAAGTGATAGATAGGAAAAAAATAATTTAAAAATATTTATTACAAAATAAAAATAATATTGTATAATTTTATTAAAGGCAAAGAGATAGCCATAAATATATTAGAAAGAGTTTAAATGAAAATCATATCGATAATCAACCAAAAAGGGGGGGTAGGGAAAACTACAACCGCAATTAACTTAGCGTTTAACATTGCGGATCAGGGTAAAAATGTTTGGCTGATTGATTTTGATGATTCTTTCAATGCGACAAAATCACTGAAAATTCCCATCGATTCAAATAAAAAAACATCGTTTGATTTATGCAAAGGTGATTTCACGCCCAATGATTTAAATTCAGTTAATTGGGAGCAGTCACCAACATCATTTTATTTCATCCCATCAAACAGATATCTCGCATCACTAAAAGCGTATGAGATAGGGTGCGGGTCTGAGCTAAGAGATGGCCTTGATAAATTGGTGAAGTCCTGGGAGTCAATCGGGAATCCCCCACCAGATTACATATTCATTGACAGTGGCCCATCCCTCGATGTTCTAAATTTTAACGTGATGGTAGCTAGCAGTGATATCTATATTATCATGCAGTGTCAATACTTAAGTTTAGAGGGGATGGCATCCCTACTTGATACCATTAAACGCATGTATAAAACTACACCTTATAGGCCACAAGTAACGGGTATTATAGCGACAATGAACGACACACGCTTAAATCTTGCGAGAAGTGTACTAGAAAAAATAGAGAATACTGAATTTGAAAACATATTATTCAATACAACAATACGCAATAATATATCATTAGCAGAAGCACCCCAATATGGATTACCTATCAATTTATATAGACCGAAATCAAATGGAACGATAGACTATAGGAATTTAGCAAAAGAAATTTTAATGAAAGAGGTAAAAAATGACAAAAACAGCATATAACCCAATAAAGGGGAGTGGTAATTTTTTTTCGGATGTTGTAGGAAAAATTAAGGATGATTCAAATTCTAATATTCCTACCAAACCCATAAATCGCAAGCCGACCGATAAAATCCTTAGGACATATTTATTTGATATTTCAACCGTTCAAGCAATAGAAATTTTACGATGGCGTGAAGATTTTAAGAAAAGTGAACTAGTTAATAAGATTGTTTCTGATTATATTAAAGAAAACTATCCAGATATCGCAGAATTAAGTGGAAAATTCAATGAATAGTCTACAAGAAACAAGGACTTATTTACCTACACAATATACCGGGTTTCTAGCTAATTATGCAAGAAATAGCCAGATAGCCACTCATAGCGTTATATCTCATTTCAGCAACTTTATATCTGAACATGGGGTGTCACTTCAAACACTTACACAAGATCATATCAATATTTATTTGAATAGGATGCGTAATTCCGGTATAACACCCAATAGCTATAATCAGCGTGTATCCTTATTGGCTAGTTTCTTGAAGCGTTTTAGCAAGCCGTTTTTATTGAAACGATTGAAAACAAAAAAATATAATACAATGGCGATGATTAATGAGGATACCTTGAAATCAATATTAAGCTATATCAAGGACAGGATTAATAATTCAGGCGTGAAATCCACAAAATATTTGCGTGATTATGTGTTATTCCAGTTTTCCTTTATCACTGGACTTAGAAAGTCCGAGGTGCTTAATGCCAGACATTCTCAATTCAAAATGAATGGTAATAATTGGCAATACCGCCTAATGGCTAAGGGAAGTATTGAAATCGTTAAAATAATACCAAACTATTTAATGAAATTGATCCACCAGTTAAAAATAGCAGAAGATAAAGATCAAGAATCCTATGTTTTTACAAGTAAAAAGGGCAGCGATGATAAACCCTTAACTGCACGAAGCTATAACTATTTAATGGAGGCATATATCCGTTATATTGATGGTAAACAAGTGCCAACCATTCACAGCATCCGTAATCTTTCAGCCTTGAAAGTTTACCAATCGACTGGCTGTATACTTGAGACTAAAGCACATTTGAATCATTATAGCTTGAATACTACACAGATTTATCTTGAAAAACTAACGAAAAAAGAGCCGAAATATCATGATGTATTGGTTGATATGGTGAGAGGATAATTTTAGGCGATTATGATTCCTTTGTTTGTATCTGTTTTTGAGACGTATTGGTGGACTTTAGTATTTGGGTTATGGGGCTATTCTTTTTTGATTTGGGATACAAAAAAAGAAGGCATTAATAAGCATTTGAAAGATGCATGGAAAGGCTATTTATTTCGTCATTTTCCAAGAGCTTTATTTGCCATTGGGGTTTCTCATCATTTATTTAATGATTTTTTTGTAATAAATGGGCTTGGGTATTATTTCTTATCAGGTAGCTTATCCTTCATATTATGCACAGCAGTGGATGCCTATAGCCTACCTATTATTATTATTAATAATCTTTTGAAGAAATTTGGGGTGATTGATAAATAACTTTTTGCAAAGTGGTACTATTTTACACGTATCTCGGCTTACCCCCTTAACTCATCCGAATTACAGACTTCACACTCATACCAAGATCAAAGCTCCCCATCTGTACTATACTCCCTACCAGGAGGCAAATGACTACCACACGTTTTGCAAATACCATCTAAATTTTTCATTAACAACACTATAACAGAAGCGATTATAAATAACTACATATAACGTGCATTATATGTAGTTATTTTAAGAATACAATTTTACAAGAATATTTTTTTTAATTTTTTAATAACTATTTCAAAAAATATTCTTGTAAAATTGTATTCTTAATTTAAAGAAAGAAAATTTATAGGCTTAATTTTACGAATAACGCCAACATATTGTTTGTCGCATACTTTAGTATTAAAAATATAAATATGCTCGGTATTCGATAAATATCTAGTCTATCACAATTTTCTTTTTCACAAAATCTATTTTTAAGTCGCAATCAAAATATTCAGCTAAAACACATAATGTATCTATCGTTGTGCTGTCCTTATTGCAATTTTTCAAGTCTCTTATTGTTTTGAGAGATAACCCAGATTCTTTGGCCATTTTAGTTAACGACCGATTATTTTGAAGTTCCTTAATTTTAGATGCTATAGATCCCATAATTTTATTATTCATTTATCTAATGTATCAAAAAAAAGAAAAAAAGTATTGGGTAAATGTTTACACCCCATATTGATTATGTTATATTCCCTATAATGATTAAACTTATTGATAAAAGAGAGGTACACCATGATTCAACCCACTACGCCGATAGGCGTTGCCCTGAGCTTAACACCAAGTAAAAAGGCTACTGAATTACCACGGACAGTTAAAGATAATATCGCCTTCATAAAAGAAAACTTAAAATACATGCCACCTTCGGATGCTTGGGGGCCACTAGGAAAGGCCAATCCTACAATACCGATCGATGCTTACATTAGGCGTGAGACTAATCCCACCAAAATTTTTCAAGCCTTACAAAAAAATAGCGATCCATCAAATACGGATATTGAAATACGTCCTGCATCACCAGTCGCAGTACTACCGGTCAAAGGAGCCTTTGGTCCAGTTGCACACGGATTAATTGGAGATTCCTATAAAAAGGGAGCTTGGAGCGAAGCGGGCGGCATTGTTTTCAAAAACACCGCCATGCATTTATTTAGCCAAAAATGTGACGTTTCGACACAGGAGGTTACATTAAAGAAAACACCTGGCGGTATTGATAGTGATGAATTAAAACGATCATATTTAAGGGATAGCGCAGATCCTCATAAAATTACTCATATTGAGAGCAAGTTTTTAGATGATCCCATGGCGGTCAAAACAAAAATGGTGCACCAAGCTTTAAAGGCAACGTGTCAAAAACCGATGGGATCATCGGTTCGAGGGGATGGGATACCCAAAAATAAGTTTGCAAATTATGTTATGTCCTATATGAAACACGGGACATTACCACAATTAGAGTCAACCATGGTGTTAGGGCTTGAGGATATCCAAGCCTGTAAAATTAATACCCATTCAAAAAAAGCGGTCGCTCAATCATTAGAGTTCTATAAAGGGTCTATCGAATTTTTGCTTGCTATTGGTAGAAAAGATTTAGCGGATGGTCTTCCATTGGTTATTCATAATAATCAAACGGGGGAACTGAAAAGAGTCCATCCTAAAGACTTAGAAGAAATTTATCGGTATGCTCCCGATACGTATTCTAGGGATCATTCTCAAATCCACCCAGACAATCCGAAACTTCCACCGGATGCTATTTTGAGGAATAAACTATCCATATTTGAGATTCCTGGTGATTCTGCTACTAGAGAACAAAAACAAGCCGATATGAGGGCTATTGCTATTAGTGAAAGGCCATCGGGTGAAAAGGCCGAGCGACACAGAGAAAAGCAAATGATAAAAAAATATGGTGATTTACTTTCAGACAAAGATCGAGAAATTGAACACCTAAGAAAAGAAAACAACGATTTAAAAAATTCTAAAGCATCGTCAAGTTCAATATTTTCTTTTACGAAGGGATCATAAAAAATGAGAGTAGGATCAGTTCAAAATATTCCAACACCAATGACTAGGAAGCGGCCATTGCCACAATCAATGCCCTCAATCCCAGAAAATAAGGTGTTAAAAACGTCGGGTGTGGAATCCCCAGAGAAAATAAGGGAGGATAGAGAGGTCGATAAAGCGTGTAAGTTAGTTGATGATTTTTTAGAGAAATATAAACATACAAGAGAAAGAAGCCTTGAAGAAAAAGCTGCATTATATAGGCGTGAACTTAGGCCACAGCTATTAAAAATTAATGCTGCAAAAGAGTATGTGCCACTTTTTGATCGAGTGATTGAGCAATGTAAATTTTTAGAGTTAAACCCAGCACCTGAAATCAAATCACTTCCAACTTTACAGCACCAATCAAAAGACAAGTTTTTATCAACAGAATCTAAAAGAACAAGTGATGATGTTCATTATTCCAATATCTCTCAACTGGGTTCTTTACCTGATATAAAAAATCAAATATTAGTTTTAGACTTATCTTATTTGACTAAGCCCAAAAAGGAAGATGTAATATTTTTATGTGAGTTATGGAAAAAAGGATGGGATATTGTTCCATACGGTAATGACCAACAATATCAATCATTCATGAATGGGGCTGATAAATTCAAGGGCGACGACGATTGTTATGTTAGTATTTTAAAGTCTAATCTTGATAGTATTCGATCTAGGGGGTTGATATGTTAGGTAAAATAAGATTTTTTGCGGGACATTTTACACCCTGCACCGCCCCACCCATCCCCCAGGTTAAGCCAGAGATAATACCTGAAAGAGAACCATCGTCACCTTCTTCATCATCTACGGATGTTACACAGGCTGATGCTGATTTAAGCCGTAGACAAGGGTTAATGCCCTCCCGCACCCCCTCCGAGTCTGGTTCAGATAGTGCTGTATCTACAAAAGCATCATCAACAAATGTAACCGAAGCCGATGCTGATTTATCAAGGAGACACGGGGTAAAACCTACTCCTTTAACTATTCCAGAGGATCGGGTATTTAGCCCAGAGGCTACTAAGGGACTTAAAAGAGTTATTGCAAGAGCAGACGCTGATTTATCAAGGAGACACGAAAATTGGTGCAAATATGATTTCGGTTATTATAGTTTTCAGTCCTCACTAATAGACGGGATAGACCAATGCATTATAAAAGGGGCTGACATTAATGCTAGGGATAGGTTTGGTGAAACAATCTTACTTCATCACCGATTCGGGCCCCCAGAAGTATTTAAAATACTCATTAAGGCCGGTGCTGATGTTAATGCTAGGTATAAGGATGATCGAACGCTCTTACATTATCCGCATACGCCCATAGAAAACGTTAAACTACTCATTCATGCCGGTGCTGATGTTAATGCTAGGGATAGGTTTGGTCAAACACCCTTATTTTATCAGAAATTCCAACCAGAAGTAGTTAAACTACTCATTCATGCCGGTGCTGATGTTAATGCTAGGTATAAGAATGGTCAAACACCCTTACATTATTATAGGTCCCTCCCAAACCTAAACGCAGGTATTTTTGATACAGCGATTACGGCAGATGAAATAATTAAACTACTTATTGATGCCGGTGCTACTATGTAAATAACCTTTTTTAACAATCGTATCCTGATGACTTACCCTCACAACTCCAAATCCATATCATATCCGACATAGCCCGATCCATCTTTAGGGTTCCAACTACCTTCTAAGCCTAATGCTTTAACTACGATACCTTTATTAGAGTCAAATCCTATTTTGAGATTATTAATATCCCCGGATTCCTTGGTTATTTTTTCAGCCTCATATTCAATCTCATTATTGGGTAAGTTATTGGATAATTTTTTACCAATTTGAACCAATGTCCAAGGGTTCCCAGTCTTTGTAAATTTTTTGAAATCATCCTTATATGAAATTAAGCGAGTAATATATTCCCTATTCTCTACTGCAACTGACCATTTAAAAATCTTTTTGATATAAGGGAATATCCATATAAAAAATATCTTGATTGAGCTTAACATGTTTAACCATCCTTTTTTTTGTTAGGGTTTGGGATTACCCATAAATCATCCTGCAATGTATTCTCCATCGATATGTGTGTCCAAGTCGGGGTATCCGCTTCTATTGCAGTGATACCCATCGCTTTATAGGGCTTAAAATTAATGCGGATATCTTCTTGTAATTCCTTAGGCAAAATACCCTTGATATTCAAATCAAGGCATAACCCGAGTTTATGGCGGGATAGTTTACTACCAACGTTACAATTAGGCGTTCTAAATCCTCGCCATTGATTCACATTTTTTGAGTATGATGATCGGAAATACCAATTATTGATCTCAATGGGGCGATCAAAATAATCACGTAATTTCTGGGCTACATGCATAAGCCCAGGGCTTAAAAATCGTATTGAGTTCATTTCAAACTCACCCCATATTTCACGTGGCACAAATTCTGGGACTATAAAATTTTTAATCCCTGTTATTTTCATAATTAAGTTACACCAATATCAATAAGAAATTGTTTTAGTAATCTAACTTCATTCTCTGATTGAATTATATAATTTTTTATAGCCTCGATAGATTCAGTACATTCTCTTTTAGCCACTTTAATATCAAAAGATATTTTTAAAAGATTATCTTCAATAGCAAATGTTTTATTCTCACTTGAATTGAATTTTTTAACTACATCCAACAAATCTGAGTTAAATCTTACGTTTGGCATTGCTCACTCCTTATGAAATTTTTGTAATAATAAAATAGCAAAGATCGATAGTACTATCTGGAGTACCACTTGTATGGGGGCGTACTATATCACCCTCTGATAAATAAACTGTGGCCGCACATAATTCAAAAACTGCATCCCTCCCATCTGAAAAAGCAATCCTGTCGGAATCAGTAATATCTGTGAGTAATGTAGTAAGTTGACTTGAATTAACACTGATTCCGATATTAAAAGTACTCGTAGATCGTTGGTCTGAATAAGTCATAGCATAGATACCATCTTCTTTTATTGTAAACGATGTGCCATCTGTTGATGAATTAGTAACGGTTATTGCCGTTCCTCGATTCCAAACAGACGTTTCAATCCTGCGAATCTTAGTATTTGTACTCCCGTGACCAGCACCTATATTTACATATATTGAATGTTCAATCTCTGAAAGTTTTTGTATCATCTGCCAATTTGTACCGTCATACGATTTAAAAACAACGGTAGTCCCGGTTGCTATTTTCATGGCTGTATTTACACCTTTGCCTAAATTATCGCCACTTGCTGGGAAAATCTGTAGA